CTGGCGCTTATCCAGAACGAGCCAGAATAGACTCTAGCGGTAACTTGCTGGTGGGGACTACGAGCCAGACACGTGCTGGCGATAAAATGTCCGTGGTTGGTGCGGGAACACAAGTAGCAACATTTCAGCAAAATACAAACACTTCTGGTTACAGCGCAGTTTCTACTGTTCTTCAATCAAATGGTAACAATACAAGTTCATATCATTTCTGGGGTAACACCAGTAGCGTAGGCAACTGGTATCTATATGGTAATGGCACAACTTCTTATTCGTCAGATGAGCGGCTAAAGAAAAATATTGTTACCACTCGTAATGGCTATATTGATGACCTTTGTAAGTTGCGTGTTGTCAAATATAACTGGAAAAATGATGCAGAAGGTACTCCCCAAGAGTTGGGTCTTATTGCACAAGAAGTGGAACAAGTTTTTCCAAATCTTGTTCAAAATGACATAAATCCAGTTGAAGAAGGCGGCGAAATATATAAACAAGTAAAACAAAGCGTTTTACCATTTATGTTGCTAAAAGCCATCCAAGAACTGAAAGCAGAATTTGATGCCTACAAAGCATCACACCCCTAATCTTTAAAAGGAAAATATCATGACTACACAATACACATGGACAGTTACAGCAATGGACTGCTACCCACAAGAGGGCGGCTTGACCGATGTCGTTTTTAACGTGCATTGGACATGCTCTGGCACAGACGGAACTTACTACGGTTCTGTCTATTCTACTTGCTCAGTAACGCTTGACCCAAGCGCACCCTACACGCCCTACGCACAATTGACGCAGGCTCAAGTGCTTGGCTGGATATGGGCTTCTGGCGTTGACCAGACCGCTACTGAAGCCGCTGTTGAGCAACAAATTGCAAATCAGGTAAACCCTCCAGTAGTTACGCCGCCATTACCATGGAATACAGCCCCGTAAGCCAGCTTCAATATAGCCGTTATTTGCGGTTAATTGAATATGCCAAACTTTACCCGTCTGAAGGTCGGGTAGAGAAGCATCATATTGTCCCGCGCTCTATGGGCGGTAACAACAAAAAAGACAATCTAGTAGCTTTGTCTTTGCGGCTTCATTTTCTTGCTCATTGGTTGCTTTGGAAAGCGTATAAAAACGCAAAAATGGCAAATGCTTTTTGGACTATGGCGTGTTGCAACGGTTCCAAATTAAATTCCAAAACGTACGTTATGGTTCGGAATTTGGCCGCAGATGCTATTTCAAAATCTAGGCTTGGTAAAACAACGTCAGATAAACAAAAGCAAATTGTTTCAAAGTTAATGTCAGACCGCGTTGTTTCGCCAGAAACACGCCAAAAAATCTCTGAGGCAAAACGCGGTAAAAAACAATCTCCAGAACATGCGGCAAAATTAGCTGCGTTGCGCGTAGGAAGAAAATTATCTGACGAAACTAAATTAAAAATGTCCCTTGCTAAAAAAGGTAAGAAGCCAAATAATTGGAAAGGGCGTAATTTAACAGGAAGCTGCCACCTGATCTTGGCAGCAATTTAAAAGGAAACATCATGGGAAACGAAAAAAAGACCCCTGTGACAATCGACGAAGTTGAATACCAATATGAAGACATGAGTCCTGAGCAGCAGACGCTTCTCAACCATGTCGCGGATCTTGATCGCAAACTGGCAAGTGCCAAGTTTAATGTTGATCAACTCCAAGTTGGCAGAGAGGCTTTTTTCAAGATGTTGAAAGAAGCGTTGACGCCTAAACAAGAATTGCTGTAATATGCGACAAAACGTACTGGTGCGAACATCAGGGAATCTCAGGATTCAAAATGGACAATGAAATCTTAGCGGAAGTACCCGCGCCGGAACAGGAAGCAACGGCTGCCCCTGAACCCGAAGTTAATTCGCCGGAAGTATCGACAGAGCAGACTGACCAGCCAGCGGAAAAAACTTATACGCAAGCTGAAATCGACGCAATGATCGGTAAGCGCCTCGCAAGAGAACAGCGCAAATGGGAAAGAGATCAGGCCACAAGAGCAGCGGAGACGCAAACCTTGAGGTCTATGCCAGCGGAAGCACCTAGTGCTGACAGTTTTACAAGCCCTGAAGAATATGCGCAAGTATTAGCACTTCAGAAAGCCCAAGAACTTGTCGCCCAACGTGATGCCGCAAAGCAGCAAGCCGAGATCATGGAGGCTTATGCCGACAGTGAGGAAAAGGTCAGGGATAAATATGACGACTACGATCAGGTAGCCCGTAACCCTAACGTGCCCATCACCGAGGTCATGGCTGAAGCGATTTATGAATCTGACGTTGGCCCCGAAGTAGCTTACTACCTAGGCTCAAACGTCAAAGAAGCGGCGCGAATCTCCCGTTTATCGCCTTTCATGCAGGCAAAAGAGATTGGAAAGATTGAAGCCAGATTGGCCTCTGATCCTCCGGTCAAAAAAACTTCAAACGCGCCAGCGCCGATTAGTCCGGTAACAGCACGTTCAAACGGTTCGCCGAGCCATGACACGACTGACCCACGGTCAATCAAGTCCATGACAACCTCGCAGTGGATCGAAGCTGAACGTGCCCGCCAGATGAAAAAGTACGAAGCGCAACGCAACCGCTAATTTTTTGAAAGGACTAATATGTCTAATAGTATTCTGACGATTGACATGATCACCCGTAAGGCTCTCGAAATCCTCGAGAACAACTTGGTGATCACCCGTAACGTAAACCGCCAGTATGACGACTCTTTCGCTGTTGAAGGCGCAAAGATCGGCTCCACACTGCGTATCCGTTTACCTGACCGTGCTTTGGTTACTGACGGCGCCGCCTTGCAAGTTCAAGACGACAACGAGCAGTTCACCACATTGACTGTTGCTTCACAAAAGCACATCGGTGTTAACTTCACATCTGCTGAATTGACCATGCAATTGGACGACTTTGCAGAGCGTGTGTTAAAGCCTCGTATCAGCCAGTTGGCATCTTCCATTGATGCAGACGTGGCCAATGCGTACAGGTCTATTGGTAACACTGTTGGCACGCCCGGCACTACACCTTCAACTTCTTTGGTCTTGCTCCAAGCCCAGCAGAAGCTGAACGAAAACGCCGCTGTGATGAACCCCCGTTACGCCACCGTCAACCCAGCCGCTAACGCTGGTTTGGTTGAAGGCATGAAGGGTTTGTTCAATCCTACAGACACCATCAGCAAGCAGTTTAAGAACGGCATGATGGGCACTGGTGTTCTCGGCTATGACGAAGTCAACATGTCTCAGTCTATCAAGCAACACATGACTGGCTCACGCGTTGCCACTGGCAACTCTGTGACCACTACTGTGTCGTCTGAAGGCGCTGCAAGCATTGCTTTGACCATCGGCTCTGGCCTGACAGTTAAAGCTGGTGACGTGTTCACTGTTGCTGATTGCTTTGCTGTGAACCCACAGACCCGTGAGTCCACTGGTTCTTTGTTCCAGTTCGTAGCTTTGGCTGATGCAACTGCCTCTGGCACTGCAATCGTTGTGACTGTTGCTCCTATTTACACCGCTGCTAATGCTTTGGCTACCGTGGACAGTTTCCCTGCCTCTGGTAAGGCTGTGATATTTGTGGGCGCTGCAACTAGCCAGTACGCACAGAACTTGGTTTACCACAAAGATGCGATCACGTTCGCCACTGCTGACTTGTTGTTGCCCCAAGGCGTCGACATGGCTGCCCGTGCTGTTCACAATGGTATTTCTTTGCGTGTGGTTCGCCAGTACGACATTAACAACGATCGCATGCCTTGCCGTATCGACGTTTTGTATGGCTTCAGCACAATTCGTCCACAGATGGCTTGCCGCATCTGGGGTTAATTTTTAAGATTGAAAGGAAATTATCATGGCTTTACCTAATGGCGCAGGCGGTTATCAAGTTGGTGCAGGAAACCGTCAAGAAACTATCATGGGCGCAATGGCCGCCCCTCAGACAGCTACGGCTACTGCAACCCTAACGGCAGCGCAAATTGTTAATCAGATGTTGGTGGCTAACCCCTCCACAACTGCTGCAACATACACGCTACCTTTGGGCACAGCAATTGACGCAGCAGTTCCTAATGCTACTGTTGGCAGCACATTTGACTTGTCAATTGTCAACATCGGCACTTCCTCTGGCGCGGTGACTTTGGCTGTTAATACTGGTGTATCTGATGGCGGTAACGCCTTGGTTGCTATCGCTGTAACAACTAGCCAATTGTTCCGCTTCCGTAAGACCGGCGACGGTACTTACGTTGTGTATCGTTTGGGCTAAATAATGGGGGCTTCGGCCCTCATTTTTAAAGGAAACATCATGACCTCTAATACCAAACCAATTGGTGTTGCTTTTGAAGACCAAGACATCATTGGGTCTAACTTTGTGCTGGCTGGTGGCGAGTTGGGCTACACCGCAGAAGCAAGCGGCACAGTGACACAAGCCACAGACAAGTCCACAGGGGTAACTCTGAACAAGTCTGCTGGTCAGATCACACTGAACGGCGCTTCGTTGGCTAACATCACAAACGTTTCGTTCACTTTGACCAACAGCACAATTAGCGCAAAAGACGTTATTATTTTAAGCGTTTCATCTGGTGCTACCGCTGGTGCTTACAACTGCTGGATTTCTAGCAAAACCACAGGAAGTTGCGTAATCACAATTCGCAATCTCTCAGGCGGTGCGCTGGCTGAGGCTTTTGTAATCAACTTTGCTGTACTCCACGTTCTGTAAACTAAAAGGGGGCTAATCACCCCCTTTCTACTATGAACATTACAATGATTCACCCTGTCCATGGCGCTAAAGTGGCAACCATGGATTTAGAAGCTGAAGAAGATGAAAAAAATGGCTGGACGCGCTACAATCCAGACACGCCTGTTCAGGCGGCTCCCGTGAATACGTTGGAGATCAAGCGCCGCCGTAAACCGGCAGAGGAAGCAACCGAAGGAGTCTGAACATGGCAACGTATACCGCTGGCGATCAAATAAATCGGGCGCTTCGCCTGCTGGGTATTCTGGCCGAAGCCGAGACACCTTCTGCGGCTATGTCGCAAGACGCCTTGATGGCGATGCAACAAATGATTGAGTCGTGGAACACTGAGCGTTTATCAGTGTTTTGCACAGAAGACCAAGTCTTTACATGGCCTGCAAGTCTTATCAGTCGCACCCTTGGCCCAACGGGTGACTTTGTCGGCAACCGTCCCATACTGATAGATGACGCGACGTATTTCAAAGCGCCTAGTGGCGTGTCGTATGGCATCAAAATGATCAATCAACAGCAGTACAACGGTATTGCTGTTAAGACTGTAACGTCCACGTTCCCGCAAGTCATGTGGGTCAACATGACGTTTCCTAATATTGAGATATATCTCTATCCAAGACCTACACAAAATTTGGAGTTTCACTTTGTGTCGGTGCAAGAACTTACGCAACCAGTCACACTAGCCACGGCTTTGCACTTCCCGCCTGGCTATCTGCGGGCGTTTACATACAACTTGGCCATGGAGTTTGCCCCTGAGTTTGGCGTTGAGCCAAGCCCACAGGTTCAGCGAATTGCCATGACTTCTAAGCGCAATCTGAAGCGCATCAACAACCCAGATGATGTGATGGCTTTGCCTTACGCATTGGTGGCTAACCGCCAACGTTTCAACATCTATGCCGGTAACTATTGATGAAAACGCCAATCCTTGGCTCAAGCTACGTTGCCCGCAGCATCAATGCTGCCGACAACCGCATGATCAATTTGTTTCCAGAGGTTATTCCTGAAGGTGGCAAAGAACCTGGCTTTTTGAACCGTGCACCAGGATTAGAATTACTTCAGACCATTGGCTCTGGCCCCATCCGCGCATTGTGGGCGCACCAGACCAACGGCGCTGACTTCTATGTCGTATCTGGCACAGAGGTCTACAAAATGACCAGCACGTCGGCCACGCCAGTCAAGTTGGGTAACATCATTGACGGTGGCCCTGTGTCTATTGCTGACAACGGCACGCAACTGTTTTTTGCCTGCAACGGCCCAAGCTACATTTACAACGAAGCCACAAACGAGTTTAAACAAATCACAGACCCCGATTTCCCAGGCGCTGTGACCGTGGGTTATTTAGATGGGTACTTTGTTTTTAACGAACCCAATAGCCAGCGCGTATGGGTCACGCAATTGCTTGATGGCTCATCCATAGACCCACTTGATTTTGCAAGCGCTGAAGGCTCACCAGACGGCTTGGTAGCGGTCAATGTGGATCACCGCGAGGCTTGGTTGTTTGGCACTGACTCGGTTGAAGTTTGGTACGACGTTGGCGGCACAGACTTCCCACTCCAACGCATCCAAGGCGCGTTTAACGAAATTGGCTGTGTGGCTGCATTCTCTATTGCCAAACTAGACAACAGCTTGTTTTGGCTTGGCACTGACGCCCGTGGCCAAGGTATTGTTTACAAGGCCAACGGCTACACAGGACAAAGAGTTTCTACTCATGCCATTGAGTACGCTATCGCACAGTACGGCAACATCTCTGACGCTCTGGCATACACATACCAGCAAGAAGGCCACGGCTTTTATGTCCTGACATTTCCCAGCGCCAACGCGACTTGGGTCTATGACGCGGCTACGCAAGCATGGCATGAGCGCGCAGGGCTGGTCAATGGCGCGTTTACCCGTCACCGTTCTAACTGTCAGTGCAACTTTGGTGGTGAGACAATTGTTGGCGACTTTGAAAATGGCAACATTTACAAATACAGCCTTGAAATCTACTCAGACAACAACGCGCCTCAGAAGTGGTTGCGTTCATGGCGTGCTATTCCTACTGGCCAAAACACGCTCAAGCGCACTGCCCAGCATAGCCTGCAACTAGACGCTGAGTCTGGTGTGGGTCTGAACGGTTTTACAACTGAGCAAGTGTTCCTTTTGGTTACGCAAGCTGGCGACAATCTGATCACTGAAAACGGCGATTACATTGCCAGCGACATTACGTCCTCTGTAATTGCCGATCCCCAAGTTATGCTGCGCTGGTCAGACGACGGCGGCCACAACTGGTCAAACGAACACTGGACGTCCATGGGCGGCATTGGCCGGTTTGGCCAGCGGATCATGTGGCGTCGCCTTGGCATGACCACACGCATCCGCGACAGGGTCTATGAGGTGTCAGGCACTGACCCCGTCAAGATCGCCATCATGGGTGCAGAACTTCACGCAAGCCCGACAAATGCCTAGTAACATTACCCAGATTCCTGCCCCTCGCGTGCCGTTCATGGACGAACGCACGGGCACGATCTCGCGTGAATGGTTCCGGTTTCTTAACAACATCTACACCATCTGCGGCGACGGCACGGGCATTATTGGCCCAATTAACGGCGGCACAGGTGTAGATGGCGTGCCCACCAACGGTCAGTTGCTGATTGGCGACACTGGCACATACAAGTTAAACACGCTGACGCAAGGCACTGGCATTAACGTGACCAACGGCGCTGGCTCCATCACCGTGGGCCTGACAAACACGGGCGTAACCGCAGGCACGTATGGCACAGCGTCTAACGTCCCGACCTATGCCGTCAACGCCCAAGGCCGCCTGACCAGTTCGGTTAACACGCCAATTGCCATTGACGCAGCGCAGATCACCACGGGCACGATCAACACCGCCCGTATATCTGGGTCATATACCGGCATCACGGGCGTGGGCACGCTGACAGTTGGCGTGTGGAACGCCACAGCCATAGCAGTGGCAAATGGCGGTACGGGTGCGACAACTGCGCCAGACGCTAGGACAAACCTTGGCCTTGGCACAATGGCCACCCAAAACACTGGCGCTTCGGGTACATTTACCTCTGCCGATTCAAAGACTATTACCGTGGTAAACGGTATCATTACGAGCATTGTTTAAGGAACGAAAATGACCGTCGACATTTCCCTATTTGCAGGCGCTGGCGCACAATTCTTTGACGACAACGGCGTGCCATTGGCAGGCGGTTTAATCTACACCTACGCCGCTGGCACAACGACTGCGGCCCCCACCTACACATCCGCCACTGGCTTAACTGCCAACAGCAACCCTATTGTTTTAAACGCAGCCGGACGTGTAGAAGAAGAAGTCTGGCTTGAAGCAGGTGATTTGTACAAGTTCATCTTGGAAGACGCAAACGAGGTGCAGATTGGCTCATGGGACAATATTCCTGGCATCAGCAACGCCAATACATTGGCAGCGCAATTAGCCAACCAATCTGACATTACGCTTGGCGACGCGCTTATTGGGTTTAAACAGACCTACTCTTTAGGCATCATGCCTGGCGCGGTTGGCAAGACCTTAAACAACAAGATGCAAGACTTGGTGTCAGTCAAAGACTTTGGCGCTAAGGGCGACGGCACAACAGACGACACGTCTGCCATCCAAGCGGCCATCAATCTAGCGTGCACTTATGGCGGCAACGTTTATCTGCCCGCAGGCACATACAAGATTTCCGCTGCGCTAGTGTTTACCATGAACAGCGTCACAGTAGATCCGATTAAGCGCCCCTCCATGTCTGGTGACGGTATGGGTGCCACAACTATTTACCAAACAGCCAACGCTAACGGTATTGAAATTATTGGATACGATCCGCAACCTGCTGGTTACGGTTTGTTTCAAGACTTTACGTTGTACGGCTACCAAAAGAACAAGCTGGGTATTGCGTTAAAAGATATTGCGTTTATCACGATCAACAACGTCTACCTTGCAGGCTGGTCAACTGGCCTGTATGGCGCAAACGTCTTGTCGTCCACGTTCAATGATTTGGTTATTCGCTTTAACGACGGCGGTTTCTACTTTGAGCCTAACGCCGCGTTTGGTTTTGTGTCTGAGCCTAACGCCATCACCATGTCCAACTGTACCGTTGGCAACAACGACTCGTATGGCGGCAAGGTCATTGGTGCAGGCGCATTTAACTACATTGGTGGCTCTATTGAAGCCAACGGTTTTGGCACTGACTTGTCTAGCGCCAAGTGGGGCTTGGCTATTGTTGATGCAGGCGGCAAACTTGCACAGCAGTCAGCTTGCGCTTTTAACATTACCGGTGTGTACTTTGAAGGCAACGGCGGTCAAGCGCAATTTCAAGTGCAACAGACGGTATCCCGCCCTGGCATCAATGGCGTATTAAATGGCTGTAGTTTTACGGTTGTTGGCACTAGCTATCCTCAGCAACAAATTTATTTGGCGGCTTCACTGTCCAGCTACGCATTCCCGATCACAATGGAAGCAGTTGGCTTTGCTGGCTTGTCAGGTTACACACCAAGCGGCACGCGCCCCACAATCAACAACGTGGCAGGCGACTTCAAGTTGGCCATGGTGGGCTGCACTTATTACAGCGCCGTTGACCAATATAAACAAGGCGCGCCTAACCGCTTTGAAGGTATTGTTGAGGCGTCTGTTTACGCTGATCTGTCTGGCACACCTATTGGTGGTGGCGGTGGTGGTGGCACTTTGCAGTCTGTCCTGACTGCTGGCAACACCTCAACGCTTAACGGTATCTTTGGTGGCAATGGTACAACAACAGGTATTGTCATTGGAACTAATACTTACGGTGGCGTACCCTTTGCGGGCATTGGCTCTTATGCATCACGTTTGTACTTGGCCAACACTGCGGCTTTGGCAACCACTTACGCCGTTGACTTCAATGGCGCTAATTTTCAGCCTGCCGTAGACTCAAGCGCGGCTACTGCACTGACGCTTGGCGGTTCGGCTAACAACTGGAACGGCTTCTACCTAAAGAATGCCTTTACTTGGAACGCTTATGCGATCCCTGCGCCTACTGGCTCAACCACCACTTTCCTGCGCAACGACGGCACATGGGCTACGCCATCTGGCTCTGGCTCTGGTACGGTCACAAGCATCACAGCAGGCACTGGCTTAAACGGTGGCACGATCACCACGTCTGGCACAATTAGTTTGAACAACACCACGGTGACTGCGGGTGTGTACACGTCAGCCAACATCACTGTGGACGCTCAAGGCCGTATTACTGCGGCTGCCAACGGTTCTGGTGGAGTAACACCAACCTTGGCACAAGTCACTGCGGCTGGCAACATCACCACGCTCAACGGCGTGTTTGGCCAGACTGCGGCGGGTAACGGTATTGGTGTGGGCGGTGCGGCTCCTGGCGGCCCAATGGGTGTGGCCACATACGACGGCACAATGTTCTTAACCAACAACGGTACAGCAGCCACACCCCGCGCCATTGACTTTAACTTAAACAACTTCCAACCTAGCGCAGACAGTAGCGCTGCAAATGCTTTGGTGTTGGGCGGTGCTACAAAGCGCTGGAATGGTTTCTTTTTAAGCAATACGTTCACATGGAATGGCTACGGCATTGTTCAGCCAACTGGCGACACAACCAAGTTCTTGCGCAATGACGGTTCATGGGAAGTTCCCCCAGCCGCAGGTGGTGGCGTATCATCTTTTAACACCCGCACTGGCGCGATTACCCTACTTAACACAGATGTAACTAGCGCATTGGGCTACACGCCAGTTAACCCTGGTGTGGCTAACACGTTTACTGCAAACCAAACAATCAACAACCTGACCGTTGGTTTGGTGACTGGCAGTAGCTACCCGGGCATCTTGTCAACAACTGCTGTTGGCGTTATGGGTAACTCAACCAGCTATGTGGCCGTGTTTACGGGCGGCGGCTTTACTTCGCTGATTCCTGCGGCTGACGACACCATCAACTTGGGCGCGTCTGGCTTTACTTGGAAAACCATCTATCTGAAAAACCAGTTTATCTGGAACGGTTACTCCATCACCGCGCCAACTGGCAACACTTCATTGTTCTTGCGCAATGACGGCACTTGGGTAGCACCTACTTCGGCAGGCGTGTCGTCTTTTAATACTCGCACAGGCGCAGTTACGTTGACCAGTGGCGACGTCACAGGTGCGTTAGGGTTTACCCCAATATCGTCTGGCGGTGCATTGGGCACGCCCTCTAGCGGTAACTTGGCTAACTGTACCTTTCCAACACTAAACCAGAACACCACTGGCAACGCCGCAACGGCAACTTTTGCCACGTCTGCTGGTTCTGCGTCAACTGCCACAAGCGCAGCAACTGCAACAAGCGCCTCAACTGCGGCTAACTTGTCTGGCGCAACTTTGTCAACCAGTAGCTTTACATTGGTGTCATCAAACAACATTATTGCTTTGCAAAGCAGCGCCGGCAACGGCGTATTTGTAAACGGTTCTGGCGCGTCGTTTAGCGCAAGTTCTGACAACGCCATGTCCTTGGGCACTTCTGGTTTCCGCTGGACGACTGTGTATGCCACAACCGGCACGATCAACACGTCTGACGCAACCCAGAAAGAACAAGTTGCTGACCTGACCGCCGCTGAGTTGGCCGTGGCCAGACGCATCAAAGGCTTGTTTAAGACCTTTAAGTTTAAAGACGCCGTGGCGGCTAAGGGCGCAGGCGCACGCAAACACATTGGCGTGATGGCGCAAGACGTGCAGGCGGCCTTTGCGGCTGAAGGCTTGAACGCCAACGACTACGGCGTGTTCTGCTCGGATACTGTGGACGACGTGACCACTCTTGGTGTACGCTACGAAGAATTGTTAGCCTTTGTGATTGCGGCTTTATGATCAACCACCATTTCAGTGCAGGCGTCTACACCAAAGAGACGCTGATACCAGCCGGCCATGTGCTTGTCCAGCATAAGCACAAGTTCAGCCATTTGTCGATTTTGGCCAGTGGCTCGATTGAGTTAATGGTTGACGGTGAGCGCAAGATTATTCACGCTCCAGCCTGTTTAACTATTGAAGCCGACAAGCATCATGGCGTAAAATCGCTCACAGATGTTGTGTGGTATTGCATTCATGCAACAGAATGCACTGATTTGGATGAAGTTGACGAAGTTTTAATTGTGCCAAGCGATCAAGCCCAAGCGCAAGAACTGGCCAAGTGCCTACAGGAGAACTAATATGCCATGGATGGCCCTAGCAATTGGTGGAAGCGCCATACTCGGTGCAAGCGCATCTAAAAAAGCCGCTTCTACACAAGCCGCCGCAACAGATCGTGCAGGCGAAATCCAACGTGAAATGTTTGAGGAGCAAAACAGGCTTCAAGAACCATTTCGACAAGGTGGCATGGCCGCGCAAAACAAACTACTGACATACTTTGGTTTGCCAGGCGGTACAGAAGGCACTGATTACGGTAAGTACGCTAGAGACTTTGGCATGGCTGACTTCACCACAGACCCTGGTTACGGTTTTAGATTGTCCGAAGGTCAGAAGGCACTTGACCGACAAGCAGCCGCCCGTGGTGGTTTGATCAGCGGTGGGGCTTTAAAAGCCGCGCAACGCTACGGTCAAGAAATGGGTTCGCAAGAGTTTACAAATGCTTTCAATCGTTACCAGACTAACCGCGCTAACCAGTTGCAACCGTTACAAAGTTTGATGGGTGCTGGCCAGACTGCGGCTAATACCATGGGCAATGTCGCAGCCAACTACGGCACTAACGCAGGCAACTTGCTAACTAGCGGAGGCGCAGCACGCGCATCTGGTTACGTTGGCGGCGCTAACGCTTTGACAAGTGGTTTGGGCCAATACATGAATTACACGCAAAATCAAAATTTGATAAACCGTTTTGCGCCTCAACCAACCGCCGCTCCGTATAGCCCGCTGTATCAGAGTCAGATACCTGGTTCGGGAGTTTAATTATGGCCATTGATCCAAACATTGCTCTAGGTGTACGCGGTATTGAACTGCAAAACCCCCTTAATGCGCTTGCGCAGTTTTCGCAAATTCAAAACGCGCAAAATCAAAACGCTATGGCGCAACTTCAAATGCGCGAAGCCGAAGCGGCTGCGCAAGAAAAAAATATGTTGCGTAGGCTAGACCCTACTGCGACGGATTACGAAAGCCAATTGTTTAAAGTTAACCCCCAGTTAGGTATTGCATTTCGCAAAGAAGCGGCAACTACTGCTGCGCAAAAAGCCGCTGAATCTAAATCTTTAACTGAGGCGGCGGGGTCAAAACAAAAATTATTAAACCAAGCCTTGCGTGATATTAGTGGCCGCCCATCGGACGCTAACATTATTGCGCATACAGAAGACATTCAGTCATCGCCGCTATTTTCAACGGAAGAAAAAGCAAAGGCTTTGGCTACGCAACAAAGATTGTTGGCAATTCCTTTTGCGGAACGCCAGATGTATTTAGCGCAACAAGGCGCTAGTGCAAGCGAATTAAAACCCTCAACGCAAACAGTCAACCGTAGCGGTGGTACAGATATTGTGCAAGTGCCTGCATTTAGCGGCGCGCCTACTACAATTGGATCATACGCAGATTTGCCTTTGCCTGCTAACGTGCAAGCGCAAAAAATAGCGATTGCACAGCAGAGCCGGCCACCGGCCCAACCTCGCGCCGAACAGCCGCCAGTTGCGGTTATTGACCCAACAACAGGTCAATCTATATTTGTCAGCCGTGAAGAGGCGCTGCGCAACAGAATGCAACCTGCGGCTGGCGCGCCTACTTTGAAACCTTTGACAGAAGGACAAACAATTAAATTGCGTGCTGATGTCAGTAAAGACTACAAAGCCGCATCAACTGCATTGTCGCAAATAGATGATTTATTAGCTTCTGCTGATGCGGTAAAAACATCACCAGGGCTATCCGCAGCCACAGGCTTCACAGGTAAATTTTTACCTTCGTTCCCTGAAGGCGGCGCAGCGCAGGCAGAAACACGTTTGGCTAACTTACGCGGTAAAGTAACCGCGCTAGGCAAAGCGACAGCGGCCATGTCAGGCGCTATTGGATCTATTGCCAATCAAGAATGGAAAATCTTGGCTGATCAAATTGCAGTGCTAGATGAGGTCAAAGGTAAAGGACCGTTGCTTGAGCAAATTGCATTGTTAGAAGAGCAAGCCAAAGGCGCCGCCGCACGTATCCGCGATACGTATGAGAAGTCACGCGCCGAAGATTTTGAGCGCTTCCCTCAGTTCCGCGATTTACCCGCGCCAAAAGCACCCGGTGGCAACGCCCCTGCCGCAGGCACTGGTGGATTTAAATATCTTGGAAAAGAGGGCGGATAATGGCTACCAAATACCGTGTTCAAGGCCCTGATGGTACGGTTCATGTCTTTGAAGGGCCTGATGACGCAACGCCTACGCAAATAGAAGCATTTGCAGCCCAAACTTTTGGCGCCGCACCTAAGCCTGCTGCGGCCCCCGCACCACGCGGTAAAGCTGGTATGTTTGACGTACTGTCTGCACCGTTTGAGATGGGCGCCTCTCTTGCGGCCAAGCCGCGTAAAGAACAAGTAGAGTTTGTTGCGCCTGCTGTTGAGGCGTTAGGCAGTGCTGGCGGTGCAATTGTAGGGACTGGCGCAGGGCCATTAGGAACTCTAGCTGGCGCAGGTGCTGGTTATGCTGGTGCTAAAGAGTTATTGCGTTTGGCCGCTGGCGAAAGCGGCGGGGAAACAATGCCACAAGCGGCTACGCGGCAAGCGCGAAATGTGCTTGAAGGCGCAACAATGGAAGCCTTTGGACGCGGCGTTGTAAGCCCTGTCATTACCAAAGGCGCTGAGTACGCAAACAAACTTAAAAACATTAAACTTGACCAATACATTAAAGCTGTTGGCGACAAGGGTGAAGAAATTGTTAACGCATTGCGTGGCCGCACACAAATTGTTCCAGGCACATCTCCAACAGCCGGCGAAGTCGCCGCGCCTGTGGGTAGTGTAGGGCTATCGGTATTGCAGTCCCGCGCCCGTCAAGTGCCAGGCACAGCGGATATTTACGCAGGCAAAGAAGCGCAGAACATTGCCGCCCGGCAAGCGCAAGAAGCGCGCGCAACCGCTAAATTTGACGCGTCTAAACAACGCATCCAAGCAAAAATTGATCGCGGATTAGTTAACGTGACGCCTGGCGAAGTTGGCGGCGCGCTGATCGACGCGGCCAAGGCTGAACAAAATGCAGTGAAAACAAAAGTAGTGAAGCCCGCCTACGATGCGGCGTTTGAGGCCGCTGGCGATGTAAAGATTGACGTATCAAAAGTTGTAAACGAAGCCGAACGTATTCTTGATCGCAAGCTGTCAAGTTTTGCCACTGAAACTGCGCCGGATACGGTGCGCAAACTGCGCGGGTTTGTGCCTTCTGTACCTGAAGCGGAAGCAGTGTCTATTGGCAAAGCAGGGTTTAAAGCAGCTAAAGCGCCTACGCCGCCCCCAGCAACGCCTGAAGCAACTTTGTTGCAGCTTGATGATGTTCGCAAAGCCATCAATGCAGACATTGCGGCGGCGTCATCTAGCAACGCGCCTATGGCGGCCACAACCCTGCGCAATCTAAAGCAGTTACATGCCGCAATTGACGACGCGGTTAAGTCAAGCACTACTTTACCTGACGAAGCTAAAACGCTGTACAAAGGCGCGCTAGATACCTACCGCACACAATACGCGCCGCGCTTTAAAGAAGGCATCAACGCCAACTTGTTTAAGCAAACAAATTTGCAAGAAACCAAAATCAAACCAGAAGACGTCGTTAGCAAATACTTTCAACCCAAAGGTGAAAGCGAAGCCAAAGACTTCTTGCGTTTGTTTGACAAAAACCCAGATGCAATGAAAATTGCCCGCACGGGTATTGAAGACCTATACCGCCGCGAAGTAACAGATGCGGCTGGCCGCGTAACACCTGAGTCGCACGCCGCGTTTATGAAAAAATACGCGGAGCCGCTTAAAATTCTTGATGGCGCTGGGATGAACATTACGCAACGCGTTGGTGTTGTCGCCAAAGACGCCGCGCGCTTGGCAAAAATTGATGAACTTGCAAAAGCCAGTGGTAACAAATTAGGACCCGCTTTGCCAGCCGGCGTTAACGCGCTTGCAGTTGAGCAACGAATTGGTGAGTTGACCAGAAGTTTTACGCCTGAACAACTTAGCCATGTAAATGCTGTGCGGCAAGATTTATTGCGCGAAGGTGAATATCAGCGCTTGGTAAAAGCAGGTGCCGACGCTGGGGCTAATATTAAAAATTTAGCCACCAAAACTGGCCAAGAAGCTGGCTTGCCATTACCAAACTTTTTGTCAGTACCAATCACTGTTTTTAACAATGTTGTTAAGCGCCTTGCATTGCGCATGGACGACAAGATTGCGCTAGAAATTGCGCGAGAATTAACTAGCCCCGCTTTAGCCGCTGATCAAATTGAGGCCGCTATCAAACTGCAAGCGGCTCGTCGTGCGGCCACGCCTGGCGCTGGCACTGCCGCAGGGCTGGCTGGCACGCGGGCGCTTGGCGCTGAAATGTCACGCCGCGCTGAACCTGAAAATCAAAACGCATTGGCCCGGTAATGGATACGCAAGTTCTATTTAACATCGCGGTCAGTCTGGCGGGGTTCTTAGGTGGTTGGGTGCTGAATAACATTTACAGATCACTTGAGCGCCTTGACACCGACGTGCGGGCTATGCCTTTGAACTACGTTAGCCGCGACGACTACCGCGCTGACATGCGTGACGTTAAAGAAATGCTTGGCAAGATATTTGACAAACTGGACAATAAAGTAGACAAATGAATGCGCTGGCTCATACTCTTACTGCTGTTGGGGCTGGTGGGAGCCGTAGCCAAGGACACGTGCCACGTGCGGGAGTTCTATTCTATTGCTTGGGGTGTGCATGACCCAACAGAGAGACACAGACAGATGGCTGAGTGGCTTACAAAACATCAGCAGTTGTGCAAAAGTTCCGACTTTTTGGTTATCTGGAATAACATCAGCGAATGGGGTGGGACTTCTGATTCACACAGCCTAAGGGCTTTGGTTATACATGGATACAAGAATGCACTTGAACGGGAAAAGAAATGATTCCGCCTTTGTACAAATGGTATCCAATGGTGCAACCAGAAGGTTATCCAACCAAGACAGATGCGCTTGAACGCAGGGCTGAAAAGCTGACTGAAGACTACAAGCAGGCGCTCAAAATGAAAAAAGTAGATGAAAAAATTGACGATCTTGAGTTTGAGTTGTATGTAAAGAAAGCGCAGCGCAACCAACTTAACCTAGAAATTTTTACAAACCGTAAACTGGATATTTATGTATGACCAAGAAGCCAATACCCAGACTAGTCAGGAAACCCCAATTGGAAACAAAAGAAAAACTGACTCTGTGGGTCACGCTGATGGTCAGCTTTACCCTATGCATCTCCGTGTTGGCCATGGTGGTCAGCTTTATGCTGGGCTTGTGGGCCAAAGAAGTAGACAACGCAGAGATATTCAAAATGATTTCACCCGCTTTTTCTACTCTTATAGGCGGCATGATTGGATTCCTGTCTGGTATCAAACTTATGCAAAATGATGACAAGGATAAAAAATGTTAACTTTACTCTCAACCCTGATTTCTTTTTTGATGGGCGGCCTGCCCAAACTGTTGGACTTCTTTCAAGATCGGTCTGACAAACTGCATGAATTGGCATTGGCTCGGCTACAGATTGAGCGCGAGTTAGAATTGCGCAAAGCTGGCTTTGAGGCGCAAGAGCGCATCGAGCATATCCGCACAGAGCAGTTAGAGACTGAAAGCGCGGCCGCCACCGGTCAGGCGATCATCGGCGCCCAGCAGGCAGAGATGCAGGCCATCTACGCCCACGACACCAGTTTGAATGAAGGGACGTCAACATGGATGAAAAACCTCAGAGCGAGTGTGCGACCTGTTATTACTTATGGATTTTTCTTGCTATTAGTGTTTGTGGATATTGGGGGATTTTGGTATGGTTATTATATGGGTGTGGCGTTTGACGACATGCTCAACATGCTGTGGGACTCTGAAACTCAGGCGCTGTTTGCGTCCATCATAGCGTTCCACTTTGGTGGCAGAGCGTTTGGCAAATGAACGTCTCGCCCAAAGCCATTGAGATGATCAAGCACCATGAGGGTGTTCGATTTAAACCGTACCAGTGCCCAGCAAAGCTGTGGACAATAGGAGTAGGTCATGTTCTTTATCCGCATCAAATCAAAATACTATTATCTGAAAGGGGCGCTTACGCGCTTCATCCTGAAGATAGCCGGACGTTTACCAAAGAAGAAGTAGATGGAATTCTCCGGGCTGATCTTGACCGTTTTGAGCGAGGCGTGGAGCGCTTCTGCCCAGTACCCCTTACGCAAGGTATGTTTGATGGCCTTGTGTCTTTTAGTTTTAACGTCGGTCTGGGAACACTCCAGCGTTCGACGCTTCGTCAGAAGTTGCTTCGGGGCGATAAAGAGGGTGCTGCCGAAGAACTTCTAAAATATTGCATGGCGGCTGGCAAGGTTCTCAGAGGCTTGCAAACCCGCCGCATAGACGAGCACCGCCTATTCCTTAGTTAGCGCCCTGTACGCCTCAATGGCGGTCTTCAGATCGCATTGCAGCATCTGTATGCGGTCGTCTTGTTCGCACAGTTTGGCGTAGGCTTCCTCGGCAAACTTGGCCAAGTTGGCTTGGCTCCATGTTGCAAAGTCTGGTCTGTTAATCATTGACTTCTTTCTTTGACGGTGCGTCTGCTTCCATGCGGTAATACTTGGCCGGCATCTTGGCGTTCTTGTCCAGTTGTTTGCGCAACCACTCGGCGCCGCCAAGTTCTTGCAAGATCATCCAATGTCTGTCAGACATTCGGACTTGTCGTCCTAGTAGGGGTTCAGGCGGTTTGGGGCGCGGCATTTACCTGACTCTCCTAAGTTCAAACGCTTTCTCAGGTGGTGGCGGTGTCATGCTTTCGCTGGGCGGTGTCCAGCCATGCTCACGCCAGAGCGCCTGCACGTCAGAGCCGCGCTGGTAATTAAATGCGCGGTCTTGCAGACTCTTGCTTGGGTAAGTCACTTTGGTGCCTTCTGGTGGTGTCCAGTTGATCATTGTGTTGCTCCTTTTAATAGTTCTAGTCTCTCCCTCGCTACGCGCAGGGTGTTATAGCGCTGGTGAAGGCGCTCAAGCATGCTGACGCGCTTTGCGCCAACACGTTCCTCGTTGAGCAGTCTGAGAACGTCTTCTTCGCTCATCCTGCTAAGTTCGTTGTTAAGGCTTCGCCAAGTGGTTGTCAATTTTCTTCTCCAGTTGTCTGATGTATGCTTCTACGCGAACGGCGGCGCGGGCGGCGGCGTTTAACTCGCGTCCCCTGATGCGCAATTCTGCTTTGGCCACCTTTAGTTTGGCTTTCCATTGATCAATGCGTTTCATGTATTTTTCTCCTTCAATGCTTGTTCAACTATTCTGACCACTTGCACATAGTTACTGAGGTCAAGTGATTTAATCTCCTCATCCGTTAGCCCAACCCAAGGGCGAACGTAGTCTTGAATGTCGTCGTCATCTTTCATTTCAGTTCCTCCATTGCAATATCAGATATGGCGCGCTTGTCGTGCAAGGCCGCCCAAATTTTTTCATCGACTGTTTTACTGGTCAGTAAGATGTAGCACCACACAGGGTGTTGTTGCCCGCTGCGGTGCAAACGACCAATGGTCTGCTCGTACAGTTCCAGACTCCACGGCAACGACAGAAACACCATGTGACAGCCGCCGTGCTGTAAGTTAAGCCCGTGGCCGGCTGACTTTGGATGGACGGCCAATAGCCTGACTTTTCCATCATTCCATCGCTTGATGGCGTCGGTGTCGTCAAGGGTGGTGACGTTAAAACGTCGCTTGAGTTCGGCAAGTTCTTCTTGGTAGTTGTACACAATGATGGTGTTGGCATGCTGGTTCTCGTCAAGTAATTCTTCAAGGCGTTCAAACTTGTGCATGCTGTACCAGATGGGCTTCTGCTCAACTTTAAACCGGCCCGGCGACTCTGACGGCGTGGTCTTGGTGTCGTAAACAAAACCTGACGCCAGTTGCTGTAGCTTGCCCGTGACAACCGCCGCGTTAACGGCTGTGATGCCTTCCAACACAAAGTCTTTTTTCATGGTGTTGTACGGCGCCATGTCCATGGTGCAGGCTAATTCCACAGTATGCAAAGGCGGCAGCTTGTCCTTATACTCACCTGCTTCTAGGACAAATGTGGCCGGCCGTATTACGTCCATGACCTTCTGAAGTGAGCCAACACGCGGCGCCCATTCGCCAAACTCCTTGTTAATCAGCACAAAGTATTGCTGCATGAACGCGCCTTTGCTGCGGCCAAGCAATGACTGGTCAACGATCTTGCACTGGCCAAACACGTCCTCAAGGCCGTTGCTGGTAAACGAGCCGGTCAAGCCCCAGCGCGTTGTCATAGGGTCAACCACTTTGAGGAACGCTTTGAAACGTGTGCCTGATGGGTTCTTTAATCTGGTCAGTTCGTCAAACACCACGCCATCAAAATTTAACGTCTGCTCGGCCAGCCATTGCAAGTTGTCGTAGTTGGTCACGACCACTTGGGCGGGGCTTTTAAGGGCGTCTAATCGCTGTTTTGGTGTCCCAACGCACAGAGCCATGCTGATGCGGTCAGCCCACTTAGGGCGCTCGACTGGCCACACGTCGGTACAGACGCGCTTGGGCGCCAGCACCAGCCAGCGCTTGACGTGCCCGTCGCGGATCATCTCCCACATGGCCGTCAGCGTGATGGCGGTCTTACCCGCACCGACTGGCGCCAAGATCATGGCGCGGTCATGCTCAAAGAGAAAGTCAGCGGCTGTCTCTTGATACGGTCGTAATGAAACCATCAACTTGTTCCTTAGTCCACAAACATGTGTAGTTTTGACGCAATAGCGCCATCTCTGTCTGAAATAGTTTTTGTAGTTCACTCAATCTGCCGCCTTTGGTTTTCAATTCCACAAACCACGTCTGGCCATCGGGTAAACACGCAATGCGATCTGCTACACCTTTGCGTCCGGGAGATGTAAACTTCCAAGTCCGGCCACCGATGCGCTGCACCGCCCAATCAAAATAAACTTCAATTTCTTTTTCTCTCATGCCGTAAAGTATACCTGTAAAAAAGATTTGCACAACAATTATTTCTGTGCTAACATTCAAGTTCAATTCAATAAAGGAAAGTATGCTTCACTCAAATATCGTCGGCGGCTCTACAGCCAAGCGCGTGATCAACTGCCCCGGCAGTGTGGCGCTGGTGCAGAAAATGCCGCCAAGGCCATCCAGCAAATACGCTGACGAAGGCACACTCCTACACAACGTCATGGCCGAACTCATCATGGGTGACGAAGCCCCTGAGCATTACCTTGGCGCCCGTTACGAAGACCAAGTCCTGACGCAAGAATTGATTGATAATAAAATCAAACCAGCACTGGAGGCGCTTGATGCAATCGACCCACAACGAGTCATGGAAATCGAGGCCGAAACACACGTCAATTTTGGTGACTTGCTTGACGGCGTCTTTGGGTCTACTGATCTTATCGGTCGTCTTGGCAATCGCGCTGTTGTACTGGATTGGAAATTCGGTGACGGCGTTATGGTTGAGGTTGAGGAAAACCCGCAATTGATGTTTTACGCGGCGGCTGCCATGCGCACGCCAGAAGCGCAGTGGGCGTTTGAGGGCGTCACTGAGATTGAATGCGTCATTGTGCAACCACCACAAGTGCGCCGCTGGGTGACAACACCTGCGCGCATTGCGGAGTTTGAATTGGAACTGGTGCAGGCCGTCAAGCAAGCTGAGAAACCAAACGCCAAGCTGGCCGTGGGTGATCACTGCAAGTGGTGTGCAGCCAAGCCCATCTGCCCCAAGATGACCGGTGCAGTTGACCGCGCATTGAAGGTGCAGATTGACGCCCTGCCGGCTGCGCAGATTAGCACGTATCTGAAGAACGCTGATATGTTGGAAGAATGGATTAAAGACTTGCGCGCCCTTGCATTGCAGATGCTTGAGTCTGGCGCCAAGTTACCCGAATACAAACTGGTGGCCAAGCGTGCCATCCGGTCATGGTCAGACGACGAGAAAGCGAAAGTCGCTTTGTTTGCGTGTGGCCTCACAGAATCTGAAGTGATGGAGACTACTGTCGTCTCCCCCGCCAAGGCCGAAAAGGCGCTTAAAAAGCGCAAGATCGGCCTACCGGAAGACCTAGTGGTCGCCATCTCGTCAGGTAACACTTTGGCAAACGTGGATGATCCACGACCCGAAGTGATGCTCCTTGGGAAGCAGTTATCTGCTGCCCTTTCTAAACTACAGTAAGGAAAATCATGTCAAATTTAGTAACCTTCTCTCAAGCTAATCTACCCGCTGTTTCTACTTTGTCCAGCGCTTTGCGTTCGATCCAAGCCGAAGTTGGCCCGTCCGGTGTTGTCATTATCAAGATGGACAAAACCGGCCATTGGGTCTTTGGTGCAGATCAAACCGAAGTTGAAGACGACGCTATCTGGGCAGTCAACCCTTTCTCATTTGTGCATGGTTTCATCGCTTGGGGCGATGGCGAAGTGCTGGGTGAGAAGATGACAAGCGTTAGCAACCCATTGCCAGAGTTGGATGAGGCACCGCCCCAAGCCAAGAAGGGCTGGGAGACTCAGGTCGGTATGTCCATCAAGTGCCTGACAGGCGAAGACAAGGGCATGGAAGCGCGCTTCACCACCACGTCAGTGGGCGGCAAGCGTGCGGTTCAGACCTTGGCTGTGGCCTTGGCCGAGCAGGTCGAGAAAGACCAGACTAAGCCAGTGCCAGTTGTGCGCCTGAAGAAAGACCACTACGCCCACAAATCTTACGGCAAGATTTACACGCCAGTGTTTGAGGTTGTCGAGTGGGTGAGCATGGATGGCGAAGCGCCTGTTGCTGAACCTGAAGAAGCGCCAGCCGCACCTGCACGCCGCCGCCGTTCAGCGTAACTTTTCTGATGGGCGTTATGAGCGCCCATTGGAAAGGAGACGCCAATGCTTTGGTTAGATTTTGAAACGCGCAGTACGTGCGACCTACGCGCCAAAGGCGTGTACAACTATGCGCAGGATGCAAGCACCGACGTGCTGTGTATGTCCTATGCGTTTGACGATGAGGACGTGGTGACGTGGATACCGTCTGAGCCATTCCCCGAGCGCGTGCGCAACTACACCGGCCAGATCAGGGCGCACAACGCAGCGTTTGAGCGCTTGATTTTTTGGTATGTGTTGCAGATTGATTTTAAGCTGGAGCAGTTCTATTGCACTGCAACACAAGCCCGTGCCAACTGCGCGCCGGGCAGTTTAGAGGACGTTGGCCGCTTTGCTGGCGCGTCTATGAAGAAAGATCACAGAGGCGCGCAACTGATCCGCTTGATGTGCGTGCCGCCGTTTAAAGACTCGCCTGAACTGATGGCCGAGATGATTAAGTATTGTGAGCAAGACGTGCGCGCCATGCGTGCGATCAGCAAGGGCATGCGTGATCTCAGCGCAGTAGAGTTAGAAGATTATCACGTCAACGAAAAGATCAACGACCGAGGCGTGCTGGTGGACGTGCCGTTGTGCCACGCCGCAGTCAAGTACGCGTCAGACGAGTTGATTGAGATCGAGGAAATTGTCAAGGAAGTGACCGAGGGCGCTATCACCAGCGTTCGCAGCCCCCGCATGCGTGAGTGGGTCTGGGATCGTGTCGATGAAGAAGCGCGCAAGCTGATGCAAAAGGACGACAAGGTCAGCATTGACAAGACCGTGAGAGCCAACCTTTTAAACTGTGATGGAGTACCACCCGATGTTCAAGAAGTCATCCAATGCGCAGACGACCTATGGGCATCGTCAGTCGCAAAATTTAACAGACTTGCAGCTTTGGCAGATGTTGAAGATGAGCGAGTCCGAGGAGCGTTTGTATTTGCAGGCGGTTCAGCAACAGGACGAGCATCGTCCTACGGCGCGCAAGTCCACAACTTCACCCGCAAGTGCGCAGAGCAGCCCGACGACGTTAGGCACGCCATGGTCAGAGGGCACGCAATCGTGCCTCGGTATGGAAAGCGCGTTACCGATGTTCTCAAAGGAATGCTCAGACCGGCCATCATTCCCGCCGCAGGGAAGCATCTTGTGGTTGCCGACTGGGCGGCCATCGAAGCCCGCGTCAATCCGTGGCTTTCCGGACGAGGTGCCGATAAATTGGAACTATTCCGCAGTGGGGAAGACGTCTATAAAGTTAATGCAGCAGCGACGTTCAACATCAAAGTCGATGACGTCACAAAAGATCAGCGCCAGATTGGAAAGGTTCAAGAACTCGCCTGTGGTTTTGCTGGTGGGGTTGGCGCTTTTGCTGCCATGGGCCGCGCTTATGGCGTATCTCTTTCTGAACCTGTCGCCAAACGAATGGTGGATGGGTGGCGGCGTGCTAACGCTTGGGCTGTTCCTTATTGGTCTGCGCTGGAGGAGTCCTACACGCGAGCAATGAGAAACAAGGGGCGCGAGTTTAAGGCCGGCCTTATAACATATTTATACGATGGCCTGCACCTGTGGTATGCCCTACCGTCAGGGCGCATTTTGTGCTACCCCTATGCCAAATTGGAATCAGAGGGCGTCAGTTATGCCAAAGCGGCATGGAAGCCAGCGCAAGATGCAAAAGAATGGCCACGCGCCCGTCTGTGGAAAGGCTTGGCATGTGAAAATGTAACGCAGGCAGTGGCCAACGATTTGCTTCGCCACGCCTTGCGCCAGCTTGATGACGTCGTGCTGCATGTGCATGATGAGATTGTGATCGAAACAAATCGTGTAGACGCCGCAGAAGAATTAAAACGTGTGATGTGTACAGCGCCAGCATGGGCAGTCGGCCTGCCCTTGAACGCTGAGGTCGAGACAATGGCTCGATATGGTAAGTAATTTTTTATAAAGGTATGGCAATGAATTTTCTTGAATTTTTAATGTCTTTGGCGCCCGAGGGTGAGACTGCGTTAATCGTGCGCCAGAAGCCCATTGGCAAAGAACTGCAATTCCATGCAGATGGCGCGATCAAATGCACATGGCCGGCTATGTTGCCTACCGCACGCATCAAAGACGATTGGGCGATTTATGGCAACACGGCCAGTTTTATCATCGACCGCTTTAAAGATGGCCACGTCTCCGCGTCTGCGGTTAACTGCGAGTATGTGTTAGTGATGGTACTGGACGACGTGGGCACAAAGGCGGCCATTCCGCCACTTGAGCCGACGTGGAAGATCGAAACGTCTGAGGGTTCATTCCAGTGGGGTTATGCCTTCTCAGAACAACCCACAAAGGGCGACTTTAGCGCGGCGATTAAAGCCATAGCCGACGCGGGCTACACCGACAAGGGTGCGATCAATGCCGTGCGCAATTTCCGTTTGCCTGGTTCGATCAATTTGAAGCCCGACCGCAATAACTTTGCCGCCAAGCTGGTGGAGTTTCACCCAGCGCGTGACTTTACATTGGACCAAATTTGTGACGCGCTTGGCGTAGTGCCTGCGCCTGCTGACTCTGTGGGGTTCAAGCCGATCCGCTTGTCAGATGACGGCGCCGATGACGTGATGGCGTGGCTTAGTGGCCAGGGCCTGCTACTGTCTAAGCCCAATCAAGAAGGTTGGGCCGGCGTGATGTGCCCCAACTCAGCCGAGCATACAGACGGCAACCCAGAAGGCCGTTACATGCCCGCCAACCGCGCCTACTGCTGCCTGCACAGCCATTGCGTTGAATTTGGGTCTAACATGTTTTTGCAATGGGTCGCTGACAATGGCGGCCCCAAGCATGCCCCTGGCTTACGTGATGAGCTACTGACCTTGGCCATGGATCAAGCCTTGTCTAAAATCAAGCCCACCGAAGCGTTCCCCGACGCAGCGGCGGCCATCATTGCCGAGGTCGAGCGCAAAGAACTAGGGCGCATTGAGAAGGCGCAGTGGTACGGCCGGTTTGCCTACATTCAAGACGACGAGTCCTATTTTGATATGCAAGACCGCAGGGAAATTTCCCGCAGCACCTTTAACGCATTGTTTCGTCATATCCCCTGCAATTCGATCCATGGTAAGCGCCCCAAAGTCGAGGCATCAATTTGCTTTGATGAAAACAGACAGGAATGCGGCGCCAAAGCGCTTGTGGGGATCACTTACGCCGCCGGCGAATCGGTCATTGTGGCCCGTGATGGCGATCTGTACGGTAACCGCTGGCGCGACGCGCGGCCCCCAGTGGCCGCCGGTGACATTGGTTTGTGGATGGATCACTGCAAAACCCTTGTGCCCGATCAGCGCGAACTAGATCACATTTTGAATGTGATGGCCTTCAAAATCCAATTCCCCGGCATCAAGATCAATCACGCCGTGTTGCATGGCGGCGACCAAGGGTCCGGAAAAGATACCATGTGGGCGCCGTTCATTTGGGCCGTGTGTGGCCCCCACCTTAAAAACCGTGGCCTGCTGGACAATGACACCATGAGCAGCCAATTTGGTTATGCGCTGGAATCTGAAATTTTAATATTGAATGAGCTAAAAGAACCTGACGCCAAAGAGAGGCGCGCGCTGGCCAATAAGTTGAAACCCATTATTGCCGCGCCCCCTGAAATGCTGACAGTCAACCGCAAGGGCCTGCACCCCTACCAAATGGCGAACCGCGTGTTCGTGCTGGCGTTTTCCAATGACCCCGTGCCGATTAGCCTAGATTCTCAAGATCGCCGCTGGATGTGCATTTGGTCGCATGCGCCGCGCATGAGTACTGACGCTGCCGCGCGCATGTGGGCATGGTACAAGGCCGGCGGGTTTGCGGCCGTGGGCGCCTGGCTGCAAGCGCGCGACGTGTCGGCGTTTAATCCTGGCGCTGCGCCTATGATGACAGAATTCAAATTGAACTTGGTCGAGCATGGCATGAGCATGGCCGAATCGTACCTTGTCGAATTGATGCGCGGGCGCTTGGGTGAGTTTTCTAAGGGTGTGGTGGCGTCTCCCTTCCATGCATTGTGTGACCGCGTGGCTGGCGCCGCTCCGGCCGGTGTGAAGGTCCCCCAGCCGGCGCTACTGCATGCGCTTAAAGAGGCTGGGTGGGTCGATCTTGGCCGCGTCGCGTCCGGTGACTTTCAAAGCAAAAAACACATGTTTTGTGCGCCCGAGATGGCCAGCCGGCCTAAATCAGAACTGCGCCGCATGGTTGAAGATATACCGGCGCCCATGGCCGTGCGCTTGGTGAAATAGACAAAAAAAGGCCCCTAGCGATAGGGGCCTTGTGAGGATGGCAACTGCTACAGATCCAGCAGAATGATCAGCAGCCCCGCCAGTATAAGGGCGATAAGTAAAACCATCAATAGGCGCTCCGCATCGCTTCCATGGCGCCCCGGCCCATGAGCCGGCGGGCCTCGGGTCCTTCTGCGATGGCCATTTTGTATTCATGCTCTGACACTTGGCCGCGCTCATATCTAAACCCAAGATCCACATAATAATGATCCGCATAAGTGAGCGGCGCCCATGGCGCGATTATTTCCCGCATGAGCGGGTGTAGATTATCCTTCGTTTTCATATGTATCGTCTCCGGTGTAGATGGCCGCTGGGGCCGTATTTAAATTTTCATAGAAGCCGGTTAACGTGTTCCCAGTGCCATAGGGCGCGCCCTTAGCCGAGGGAAACCGGCGCGCGGTACTATTGAGCGCGTAATAAGTGGCCACATAGTCGGCCGTGCTCATGTCGGCCCAATAATCGGGAAACCGGCGTAACTCTGCGCCCCGGCTTTTCACAATCTTATGCTTACCGGTGCATTTTGCATGCTCTGCGAAAATGTCACGGTCGTCGTTGATTTTGTAGGCCGTGCGGCCAATAGTTACGGTTTTCATGAGTCCCAATCCTCAGTTGATAATTTAATATTACAAAAATCTTGGTGTTCGGTGTTGATATGCTTGCGCATAAGCGCGCATATAGCATCAATCAATTTTCGGTCAACTAAGTCGTTGATTGTGAGAGTCGCGAACGGGTCCGCGTCTATGCCTTCTGGCGTGAAAGCATTACCCCGGTGAAAGGTCACTGTCGTTTTGTCGTAATGGCTCATGTGGCCACCTTATCCAGCGCGTCGCGCGCTCGGTCTAATGCGATCTGGAAATTATCGGCCTTGGCGTTGTCCGGTAGATCTGGCGCGATAAGGTCCGAATAGAAAATAAGCGCTTGCAGCGCGTTCATTAGGTCTTCGCTCATACTTTACCCTTAGGTTATAGCGCGCACCAGCGCGCGCCCCTATACGGCCAGCGACGGCCGCATAAGGTCGCGTGCTAGATAGTGCAGCAGCCACAGCACGGCGCGTCAATACACCGGTCGCGCGGGTTACGGTAGAACGTGCTGGGGCCGTTATCACCGTAGAAAACAACGCGAGAGTCGCCGGGTTCATCTAGCCAGGCGCGGCGCGTTACGGTGTCAAATTTAATGTCATCGCCGGGGTTTATCCTGGCGCCGGACCGGCTGCAATGGCCGGGGTATTTTGCGCGCATGGTTTTAATTGTCATTTGGTGCCTTATCAAAAAATGTAAACATATCGCACGCGCTGCAATACGTGCGCCATTGGCCGCGCTTTGGCGGGTTATCTACTGGCGCCGGCTGGCCAGCCAGTGGCTGGCTGCACATAAAGCATGGAACCGACTGGCCGGGCGCGATAATCGGGAATAATTTATTCATGCTACTAACCTTAAGTTGATTGTGCGATGGCGCGAACCATGTGCCGGGAAACCTACAATTGTGGACCGTTGACGTTGACATAATTGGCACGTCGCGCAGCTGACGTCGTCGCGCTGGGTGGCCGGGCAAACGACGACCGGCCGGCCGGCTGGCGTTTTTAGGTTTTCGTTTTGCGTACTGGGTAAAACGACGACGACCGGGCCGGCGTTTTGATCGGCCAAGTAATCGGCGTCATTTAAATCATTGGCCGATAAGTTGACAGTAAAACCCCAATTATTGGCATGCCGGATCCATGCAATGCTGGCGGCGTCGCGATGATGCGAATAAGTAAACCCGCGTTTACCGGTGTTCGCGGCCACCAATTCACCCAGCTTCGCGGCGTCAATTGTGCCGTTTTGCTGGGGTAGATCGCCGGCTTGATTGTGGCGCCAAATTTGATTGTCGGGTAAGCGCGCGATTGTCTCGCAGAATTCACCCCAGGACGTGCCGCGCGTTTTCATGGATACGGCGGCCCAGTGTAGCGCCAGTGGCCCGCTGGCCGCGTAGCATTCGGCCTTCATTTTGCAATCGGTCGGGCACGAGTCGCGCTCAGTAGTTGAAACCGGTATCGGGCCGGTTTTGACGTTCGCGCTTTTAAGTGTTAAATGTACTTGCATGTTATTTTACCAATACGTCAAAATAAGCCAGGGCGCCGACAGTGAGCGCGGCCGCGATAACGACGACGGCCAATAGATCTAATAATGCTTTTTTCATGTTGTTTTGCCTTTATGTTATTGGCCGGCTTTGCGCCGGCCGGTTTGGTTTAATAGTTCCATGCCTTCGTGTTTTTAGCAGCGGCCCATTTTTTGGCTGCTACCTTACTGTCGAAATATGCCGACTCTATCGGCGCGCCTTGCAGCGCTGGCGTCGCGGTTATGTAGCAGATAAACTTATAGCCGGACTCTTTGCGCGCTTTGAAAATGTGTGAGTAGATCATTGTTTGCCTTTAGGTTAGTTGATACCGGCTTTTCGTTGCCAGTGTAGTTATTGTAAGGGAATTATTTACACTGTCAAGCATTTATTTGCAACTATGCAAAACTTGCATAGTTTTGGGTCATTTGGGTCGCGCTTAGGTTATGCATTTGCGCTGCGATGACCTAAGCGCCAGCCAGCGCAGATACTCACTTGCAATATGCTTTGGGTCATTTGGGTCATTGTTTATAAATAGTAAAGTTATAGATAGTACTGTATATAAAGACAGTGTAACGCCATGTAGACAACTCTACCCGCGCCGATTTTTGGAGCGTGACAAAATGACCCAAATGACCCAAAGCCGGGGAATTCCCTGGGCGCCAGATCTGCGCCTTTTGGGTCATTTGGGTCAACAAAAAACAAATGACCCAAATGACCCAATGACATGCGCATGCTGGCGCCAGCTTGCAATTTAAAACCGTGACCCAAATGACCCAAATGACCCAAATGACCCAAAGCCGGCCGCACCATGGAAAAGACCCTACTGGCAGTAGGGGTAGGGTAGGGCCGGCAGCATAGGGCCGACAAAAACGTACGGGTTACGAACAATTTTTATTTTTTGTTATAAACTAAAGGCTACGTGCAACCAGCATGGAGAGCAGATGTTCTATTCAATCCCATTCACACCGCGCAATGTGCAGGCAACAGAGTCGCGCTTAAAAGCGGTGTACGACGCCGCCAAACTTGGCCTCAAAGGCGACACGCTAGCCTTGGCCGCCGGCATGCTGCCCACCGAATACCGACAACTTACGCAACTTGACCCAGTCGTCGAGATGGCCGCGCAAAAAGGCAAAGCCGACGGCGAAATTGAAATGGCCAACGTCGTGCGAGGCGCAGCCCTCCAGGGCGACGCTAAGATGGCGCTAGAAATCCTAAAGCATCAGCACGGCTGGGTAGCCAAGCAGGCCATATCTGTCGAGGTGGATCAGCGCATATCCATCACAGGCGCGCTGGCCGAGGCGGCTAAGAGGCTAGATGTGATCGACGTACAGGCTAAGGAAACAGATGCAATCGACCATATACAGCGCTGAAGACGAACAGGAACTCATGGCGCGCCTGTGGGCGCCAGCCATCAAGGACAACCCACTGGCGTTCGTCATGTTTGCGTTTCCTTGGGGTCAATCAGGCACGCCGTTGGAACACTTCACTGGCCCACGCAAGTGGCAGCGTGAAGTCTTACAACAGATCACCGACCACATCAAACAAAACAACGGCAAACTGGATTACGACACCTTGAGAAGCGCCGTCTCATCTGGCCGTGGTATTGGTAAGTCTGCCTTAGTCTCATGGATCACCATCTGGATGCTGACCACGCGGATTGGCTCCACGACCATTATTTCAGCCAACTCAGAATCACAACTGCGCAGTGTCACTTGGGCCGAGATAACCAAGTGGTTAGCGATGGCGCTTAACAGCCACTGGTTTGAGGTATCGGCGACAAGGCTGATGCCGGCCAAGTGGCTCACGGAATTGGTCGAGCGTGATCTCAAGAAGGGCACACGCTACTGGGGCGTTGAGGGTCGACTGTGGTCAGCAGAAAACCCAGACGCGTACGCGGGTGTGCACAACTTCGACGGTGTGCTGGTTGTGTTTGACGAAGCGTCAGGTATCGACGACAGCATCTGGGCGGTCACGTCTGGCTTCTTTACAGAGAACACGCCCAACAGGTTCTGGATGGCGTTCAGCAACCCACGGCGCAACACGGGGTACTTCTACGAAGCGTTTAATTCAAAAAGAGAGTTCTGGTCAACCAAGGTGGTGGACGCCCGCACGGTCGAGGGCACGGACAAGCAGGTGTACCAACAGATCATCGACGAGTACGGCCCCGACTCAGCGCAGGCTCACGTCGAGGTCTACGGTCAGTTCCCCTCGGAAGGTGACGATCAGTTCATATCGGCGTTATTAGTAGATGACGCGATGAAAAGGCCGGCGTATAAAGACCTATCCGCGCCAATAGTGATCGGTGTCGACCCAGCGCGCTTTGGTGCTGACGCGACGGTGATCGCCGTGCGCCAAGGGCGAGATATTGTTAGCATACGGCGCCATAGAGGCGACGACACCATGACGGTGGTCGGGCATGTAATTGACGTGATAGAAGAATACAAGCCAACGTTGGTCGTGATCGACGAAGGTGGCTTAGGAGCCGGCATTGTCGACCGTTTAAAAGAGCAGCGCTACAAGGTCAAGGGCATCAATTTTGGCAGCAAGTCTAAGAATCCCATCATGTATGGTAATAAAAGAGCCGAAATGTGGGGTGCGATGAAAGATTGGTTAAAAGGGGCGTCGATTCCGCTTGACAGATTTCTCAAAACTGATCTAATTTCGCCTATGATGAAGCCCGACTCTAAGGGTACAATCTTCTTAGAGTCGAAAAAGGACATGAAAGCACGGGGGCTGGCCTCGCCTGACGCAGCAGATGCGATTTGCGTCACGTTTGCCTACCCCGTGGCTCACCGTGAGGCGCGTGAACCCACGCAGCGCCGCATGTATTCAGATCGAAGCGTGGTTGCAACTTCTTGGATGGGTTCATGAAAAAAGTATCCTTATCTGTCGGACGTGGTGAGAAACTGCCCACCAGCAAAGGTGCTGGTTTGACCGCCAAAGGGCGTGAGAAGTACAACCGCGAGACTGGCAGCAACCTCAAAGCGCCAGCGCCTAACCCCAAAACCAAAGCAGACCAAGGTCGCAAGGACTCATTTTGTGCAAGAATGGGCGCAGTAGCCGCCAACGCCAAGGATGGCGAACGCGCTAAAGCTGCTCTTAAACGATGGAAGTGTTAGTATGAAAAAGCCCGGACTTTACGCAAACATTGCAGCAAAACGCGAGCGCATAGCTGCTGGCAGTAAAGAAAAGATGCGCTCCCCTGGCGACAAAGGCGCGCCGACTGCCAAAGATTTTAAACAATCCGCTAAAACAGCAAAGAAATAATCATGGCACTGGTTAAATCAAAATCACCCGAAGCCTTTCGCAAGAACGTTAAAGCTGAAGTCAAAGCTGGCAAGCCCGTAAAACAGGCGGTGGCAATAGCTTATTCGGTCAAGCGCGAAGCCTCAAAAGCAAAGAAGAAATAACATGGCAGATCCAACAGGCATGGTCGCCGCCGCTAACGTAGCGGCTGGCGGCAAACCACCAAAAAGTGACTTTGACATATTGACCGTCGCACGGGCACGTTTGGACATGGCTGTGAGTGCCCTAGCAGAATCACGAGAAGACGAAATTGACGATCTGCGCTTTTACGCTGGCTCGCCTGACAACCACTGGCAGTGGCCTGCTGACGTATTGGCTACCCGTGGTGCAGTGCAGGGTCAAACGATCAACGCGCGCCCGACACTAACGATTAACAAACTGCCCCAACACGTTCGTCAAGTAACGAATGACATGCGTCAGAACCGCCCCGGCGCCAAGGTCATCCCAGTAGACGACAACGCGGACGTGCAGGTGGCTGAGATTTTTAACGGCATGATTCGCCACATCGAATACATGTCAGACGCAGACGTAGCTTACGACACAGCGTGTGAAAACCAAGTCGCCTACGGCGAAGGTTACATCACGCTAATGACTGAGTATTGCGACCCCAACACGTTCGATCAAGACATTAAGATTGGCCGTGTTCGCAACAGTTTCTCGGTCTACATGGATCCTTTGATCCAAGACCCAACGGGTGCGGATGCTAAATATTGCTTTATCACTGAAGATTTGACCAAAGCAGAGTACGAGCGCCAGTACCCAGACGCTGCGCCTATCTCGACGCTCCAGTCGCTTGGTGTAGGTGATCAGTCGATCAGCAACTGGCTCAATGAGGATACTGTACGCATCGCCAGTTACTACTACATTGACTACGAAAAAGCCAAACTGAACATGTACCCCGGCGGGCAGACTGCTTTTGAGGGTACGGCTGAAGATAGAAACTTTAAAGCGGTTTACGGCAAACCTAAGCGCACACGCGAATCAATTAACCCCAAGGTTAAGTATTGCAAAATCAACGGGTATGAGATTTTGGAACAAAACGACTGGGCGGGCAAGTGGATTCCCGTCATTCGCGTCATTGGCAACGAATTTGAAGTTGATGGCCGTATTTACATCAGCGGTTTGGTGCGTAACGCCAAAGATGCGCAAAGAATGTACAACTATTGGGTGTCACAAGAGGCTGAAATGCTTGCTTTGGCGCCTAAAGCACCGTTTATTGGCTACGGCGGCCAGTTTGAGGGCTACGAAGACAAGTGGAAAACGGCTAACACAAACAACTGGCCATACCTTGAGGTCAATCCAGACGTTACAGACGGCCAAGGTGCGGTCTTGCCACTACCCCAGCGGGCACAGCCGCCAATGGCCTCCAGCGGTCTATTACAGGCCAAAGCAGGCGCATCTGAGGATATTAAGGCCACAACGGGTCAATATGACGCCAGTTTGGGTCTGGGCGGTAATGAGCGTAGCGGCAAAGCCATCCTTGCACGCCAGCGTGAAGGTGATGTAGGCACGTACCATTACGGTGACAACCTGACTAGAGCAGTTCGCCACGTTGCGCGCCAGCTAGTTGATTTGATTCCTAAGATTTACGACACTCAACGCATTGCCCGCATTATTGGTGAAGATGGCGAGACGAAGATGGTCAAGATCAACCCTGAGCAAGAAGAACCAGTCAAGAAAATTGTTGATGAAAACGGGGTGGTTATAGAGAAAATCTACAATCCGGGCGTTGGCAAGTACGACGTGGTGGCCACCACTGGCCCCGGCTACGCAACCAAGCGTCAAGAAGCACTGGAAGCCATGGCTCAACTTCTGCAAGGCAACCCACAACTGTGGGCTGTGGCTGGCGACTTGTTCGTTAAGAACATGGACTGGCCTGGCGCACAAGAGATGAGCAAGCGCTTTGCCAAGACGATTGATCCTAAGTTCTTGGAAGACAGTGACGAAAGCCCAGCATTGCAAGCGGCGCAGCAACAGATTCAAGCGATGGGTCAAGAGATGGAGCAGATGCACCAGATGATCCAGAACGTCGGCAAGTCGATTGAAATGCAGGACTTGCAACGCAAGGACTTTGAGGCTGAAATCAAGGCATACGACGCCGAAACCAAGCGAATCAGCGCGGTGCAGGCCGGCATGACTGAAGAACAGATCCAAGACATTGCCATGGGTGTTGTTGCTGCGGCCATGGAATCACAGACTATGATGATGCCGTCGGTTCGTGAGGCTGAAGAAATACCTCCAGAACAACCAATGGGGATGCCACAATGAAAACAGCAGCAGATTTTGTAGGCCAGTTGTTTTTGGCCCGCGATGTCACGCACAGTGTGCATTTGAACACCCGTAGCTACGCTAAGCATGTGGCGCTCAACATTTTTTACGACCGTATTGTTGGTGCGGCTGACGACTTTGCCGAGGCTTACCAAGGCCGCTATGGTTTGATCGGCCCAATCACGCTACACTCAGCAAAATCCACTAAAAACGTTGTTGAGTTTTTGGAAGATTCACTCAAACAAATTGAGGCTTGCAGATATGAAATTTGCAAAAAAGAAGATTCAGCATTGCAACAGTTGATTGATAATATTGTTGAAATTCATCTTCGGACTCTGTACAAACTGAAATTCTTGGCATAAGGAGCCACCATGTCTAACTACACCGCCATTACAGCCACCGCCCAGATCAAAGCAAGCGCTGGCAAACTCAACGGTATTTTTGTGAGCAGCGCTTCTAGCACGCCCACTATCACGGTCTATGACTCATCTGCTTCTAGCGCGTCTGACCCCGTGGTTTTGGCAACGTTTACGCCTACCGGAAACACAATGCACAACTTTTTCAATGGTTTGTACACCAATAAAGGCATCTACGTTGTGATCAGCGGCACTGTCTCTGCAACCATTTCTTACGAGTAAAAATAATGGCTAACGTCAAAATCACCCAACTCCCTTTGGCCACAACGCCCTTGACGGGGACGGAGGATATACCGTTAGTCCAAGGCACAACAACCAAGCAAGTTACTGTCACGGGTTTGTTCACAAGCCCCGTAATGTCCAATCCCACATTGGGTGTTGTTGGCCAAGCTGACTTAATCAACGCCACTGGTCTGCCAATTGCCTCTGGCGTGGCTGGTTTAGGTGCGGGCGTCGCCACATTCTTAGGCACACCTTCATCTGCTAACTTGCGTACGGCAGTAACAGATGAGACGGGCACAGGCTCACTGGTGTTTGCCAATGCTCCTGTTTTGGTAGCGCCTGATTTGGGTACACCCACATTCCTAGTCGCAACAAACGCAACGGGCACGGCTGTCGGCTTGATCGCAGGCTCTGCCATTACCAACGCTAACCTTACGGGTGCCGTCACTTCAGTAGGCAACGCCACGGCATTGGGATCGTTCACGTCTGCCCAACTGATCACGGCCCTGACAGATGAGACTGGCTCTGGCTCGGCAGTGTTTTCTACATCGCCTACCCTAGTCACTCCAGCACTCGGCACACCGTCTGCTGCCGTGTTGACCTTTGCCACTGGCTTGCCTTTGACAACGGGTGTGACTGGCGTACTGCCTATTGCCAATGGTGGCACAAATGCGTCCACGGCTGCTACTGCCATTCAAAACTTGTTGCCCTCTTACACTGGCAACGGCAGCAAGGGTCTGAGATTAAATTCTGGCGCGACTGCTGTTGAGTGGGTGGCTGACGGTGGTGGTGATGTTGTCGGCCCAGCATCAGCAACAGACAAAGCAATTGCCACTTTTGATGGAACAACTGGCAAACTAATTCAAAACAATTCTGGTGTAACCATTACTGCTGGGATTTTGACTGCGACTGGATTTGCTGGCCCGTTAAATGGTACTGTTGGTGCTACTACAGCTACTACTGGTGCTTTTACTACGTTGAGTGCTACGGGTGTCGCAACATTCTCTGCTGGTACTGCATCACTTCCCGCATTGACAACAACAGGTGACACAAACACAGGTCTGTGGTTTCCTGCGGCAGATACGATTGCAACAAGTACAGGTGGGACTGAGCGTTATAGAGTTGATAGTTCTGGGAATTTTGGGCTTGGAGTTACTCCGAGTGCTTGGGGTAGCAGTATCAAAGCAATTCAAATGGGCTTTGCAGGGTCAACAGCAATAAGTGGAAGAACCGATGCGTTTCAAGCAAACTTTACGCAGAACGCTTATGACACTGGTTCAAACACTTGGGTATATTTGCAATCAACCAATGCATTGCGTTACTCACAAGCCTCTGGTCAACACCAGTGGTACAACGCCGCATCAGGCACAGCAGGAAACGCCATTACATTCACGCAAGCCATGACTCTGGATGCAAGTGGGAATTTGATGGTTGGGACAACATCTGCGGCTGGTAAGTTAACTGTTGTGGGTGCAAATACATCTGATGGCGCAACGGCAAAATACATTGCCAACATAAGAAACTCAGGCGCACAAACTTCTGGAATTGGTGCGGGTATTGCATTTACCCAGACGATGAGTTCGTTCAATGCTGTTCTCTGTACCATTCAAGGCATTAAAGAAAATGCTACTTCAGACAACTACGCTAGCGCGCTGTCTTTCTACACTCGTGCTAATGGTGCTGATTTAACGGAACGAGCCAGAATAGACTCTAGCGGTAATTTGCTGGTGGGGACTACGAGCCAGACACGTGCTGGCGATAAAATGTCCGTGGTTGGTGCGGGAACACAAGTAGCAACATTTCAGCAAAATACAAACACTTCTGGTTACAGCGCAGTTTCTACTGTTC